ATTATCTGTTTTATTTGATGAAGACCCTACTGAAGCTGCAAAACTTGAGAGAAAAATAAGGCGAAGAAGAGAAACAATCGCACAAGCTCAAAGAAAGCTACGTTCAAACCAAGAAGATCAGTTTCAGGAAGTTTTAAGGGAAGAACAAAAGAAGGTTGCTTTAAAACATCCTGATTTTGGGGATCCGATTAAAGGATCATCTCTTAAAACAAACATGAGAAATTATTTACTAGGTAGACATTTCAACGAACAAGAAATTAACCAGGTTTATGATTCAAGAATGTTTGATGTGATTATGGATGCAATGACGCATCAGAACGCCCAAAAGTTGAAACCAACTTTGGTTAGTAAGAAAGTCAAACCAGCTAAAGTCATAAGGTCCGGTATTAAAGTAACTAAAGATGAACACACCAGTAAAGCAAGGTTGGATCAAATAAACCGTCTGAAGAGAAGTGGTAATCCTAGAGATGCTACGGATCTTTTGGCAAAATATGTGTAACAACTAAAACTAAGGAGAACAACTATGGCTGGTTTAACAACCTACGATACTGTTGGTATAAGAGAGGATCTATCTGATATAATTTATAATATATCACCTACAGACACTCCCTTTATGTCAGGTATCGGCAAAACGAAAGCCACACAAACTAAGTATCAATGGCAAACAGATACCTTATCTGCTGCTGCTGCTAATGCTGCAATAGAAGGAGCATCCATTTCTTATGGTTCGCTTTCTTCTACAACTCTAGCATTTGATTACACTCAAATTTCAACTAAAGCTGTCCAGGTTACTGGCACAGACGATGCCGTTCTTGCGGCAGGGAGAAATTCTGAGGTAGCGTATCAAGTTGCGAAAGCTGCGAAAGAACTAAAAAGAGATATGGAAAATGCTCTTTTAATAAACACAGCGAAAGCAGTAGGTAGTAATACAGCAGCAAGAACATTAGGTGGACTTCCAACTTGGATTTCATCAAATGTATCTGCTGGATCAGGTGGGTCAGGAGCTGGTAGCGGTGCTGCTAGAACTGACGGAACTCAAAGAGCGTTCACAGAAACTTTACTGAGAGCAGCTTTGAAAACCACTTGGGTAGCTGGAGGCAATCCGAATGTCATCATGCTTAATGGCTTCAATAAACAGAAACTATCTTTCTTTACAGGTGGTGCAACTAGATTCGACAAAGCAGAAGATAGAAGATTAATGACTTCTATTGATGTTTACGAATCTGATTTTGGTACGATGCAAGTCACACCGAATCGTTGGATAAGAAAAACCGACAGTACATCCGCTAAAAGAGGACAAGATGTTTACTTGCTTGAAATGGACTTTTGGGCAGTTGCTTTTTTAAGAGATTTCAAACTTCAACATCCTGCACAGACAGCTGATGCAGATCAAAGATTCTTGGTGGTTGAATATACTCTTGAAGCAAAAAATGAAGCATCAAGTGGTATGGTTACAGACGTAACTACTTCGTAATATCTAACAGTGTAAGGGGGGTAATCTAAAAAATCTGCTCCCCTTGCATTTATATTAACATTGAAGCTCTGAGATTAGATTAAGGGCGGAACGATGAGGATAAAAAAATGAGAACACTAAACGATTATTTTTTAACTGCAAAGATCGCAGACATTAGTACGGCATCTTCAACATACGTTGGAATACCTGATAGTGGAAGAGTCATCAAAATTATTACTGCACTTCAAGGTGTGATTGCTACTGCAAATGCAGCAATTACTTTTGAAATTGGTGGAACAGCTATGACCGATTCAGCAATTACGGTTGCTTATTCTGGGTCTGCGGTTGGAGATGTAGATACATCTGAGCCAACAGCAGCTAATAATGTTGAGCAAGATGGAACTATCGAAATAATTACAGATGGTGCATCAACTAATGCAAGAGTGCTTTATGTAACTTTTGTTATTAGAAGATAGTATTTACTATTTGAAAATAGTATAAATAAAATTGGGGGTGGCTCTGACCTAGCGGTTTTTCCACCCTCACAAATTAAATAGGAGAAAAAAAAATGTACAATTATGGATTTGAACAAACCAGTACGGCAAATGTAGCGACATCAGATACGTCTGCACAATCTGCCGCTTTAGGTCTTGCTTCAAGTGGAGTTTTCTATGTAAGACTTTGTGCTGATACAGATACTTATTATGCTGTAGGGAGCAACCCAACAGCAACTACTAGCAGCACTTTTTTACCTGCTGACACTATTGAAATAATAAAAGTTCCGGTAGGCGATAAAGTTGCAGGAATTCTTGCTACTGGTACTGGTATATTAGGTGTTACTGTCTTAACGTCATAATGGCGTTACCCAAGTATGGGTTTTCTAATTACAAGAAGAAGACTAGGAAAAAAAGACCAGGTAGGCACAATAAGACTTATAGTAAACGTATACCAAGAAGAAAAAAAAGTAGAGGTCAAGGTTAAATGAAAAAAGAAACACAAGTTGAAGGTTTGCAAAAAACAACTTTTATTAACGAAGAAATGGATAAAAAAGTTGGTATCAAGCAAGAACTGAATGTTGATCCTCATTTAAAAGCGAATAAAGAACTCTACAATCACAACGATGGCTATTCTCCAAGTAGAGGACTTAAAAGAGTGGCTTCCATTCCTACATTAGCTTTGGAAATCTGGGCAAAAGAATATACTGGCGGAAACAATAATTGGTTTCGTCTGCCTAAAGAAGTTCAAAACAAAATTTTAAAAGAAAAATTAAACAGCAACGAATATAAATATTTTAGAACCGCACCAGGAAGATTATAATGTCACTATCAACTTACGCAGAAGTAAAAACATCAATAGCGAATTGGCTAAATCGTTCTGATTTAACTGATGAAATTTCTGATGATTTTATTAAACTGGTTGAATCAGAATATAATTCTAAATTAAGAATTAAAGCAATGTTAAATTCTGATTCTTCCTTTTCTATTGATTCGGAAACGGTAGCTGTTCCATCAGGTTTTTTACAAGTCAGAGATTTTTATATTGTTCAAGGTACAGTAAAATACTCCTTGACTTATATGGCTCCGACCCAAATGGACCAAATTAAAGGGGGTTCTACCACTGGGCGACCTAATGTTTATACTATTTTAGGAGATAATTTTAGATTTGCTCCAACGCCTGACACCACTTACACCGCAACTTTAAATTATTACAAGGCGATTGCCGCTTTATCTGATTCGGCAACAACAAATTATATTTTAACGAATCACCCAGGAATTTATTTATACGGCAGCCTTTATCATGCCGCTAATTTTTTAGGAGGTATTGATCCTAGTAAATTACAAAATTGGCTACAACTTTACCAAACCGGATTAGAACGAATTGAAAGAAACGATAAAGAAGATCAATGGAGTGGATCTCCATTACAAACTAGATCAGATGTAACTGTCGCTGCTGCTTTTGCCGATCAAGGAAGAGTAGTGGTCAGCAATAACGAATAGGAAATAGATGCAATTACCTTTTGGAGAATGGCTACCAGATCAACCCAAGTTTATGAATCCTGGTGCGAATGTAGCAAAGAATGTTTATTTTGCTGCTAGAAGCTACAAACCTTTTCCATCTTTAACGACTTATAGTTCAAATGCTATGGCAACTTTATCCAAAGGAGCTGGTTCATTTCGATCAACAAGTAATACTAGCTTTAATTTTGCAGCGACAAAAGATACACTTTACCAATTATCATCAGGAACCTTTACGGATAGAGGTGCTGGAGGAAAATTTTTAAATGATTCTTATGCGACTTGCACCATTACAGTTACAGATTATTCAAACATAGCTACTGATTCAACGATTGTTTTAACGACAAGTGCTGGAGTTGCAGTTACATTTACTTGTCAAGGTGCTGGTACAGGAACACCTGCTACCGATAAATTTTTTCATAATGAATCTAATGATACGACAGCAGATAATATTTTTACTTGTATTAATGCAAATGCTAATTTTTCAGCAGTTAATCCAGCGGCAAATGTAGTAACCGTCACTAGAGCAGTAGTAGGGAATGATAATCTTACTGTTACTTCTTCAGATACGACTAGAATGGCTGTTACTGATTTTACTGGTGGTGCTCCATTATCAGGAACGGCAACAGATTATTTTACTTTTACCCAATTTGGAGATTATATTATTGTAAGTAATGGAGTGGATGCTCCTCAATATTATTTAATGGGAACTTCAACTAACTTTGCTAATCTTTCAGCGATTGCTTCTGAAGGAACTCCACCTCTATTTAGAGTATCAGGAGTGATTAGAGATTTTTTAGTAACAGGAAATATTAGTGGTGCAACGAACAGGGTTCAATGGTCAGGCATTAATGATATTACCACTTGGACAGCAGGATCAAAACAAGCCGACAGTCAAGACCTTCCAGGTTCAGGAGGACAAATTGTAGCCATCACTTCTGGTGAGTATGGTTATATTTTTAGACAAAATGAAATTGTGCGTATGGATTATGTGGGCGGAACAACTATCTTTAGATTTTCTGTGGTATCTCCTAATAGGGGTGCAGTTTATGGAAAAACAGTTTGCCAAGACAATCGAAGGGTTTTCTTTTATGCCGATGATGGTTTCTTTGAAGTACAAGGAGATAATATTAAACCGATTGGTGCGGAAAAAGTAAATCGTTTTTTTAATATAGATTTAGACAAAGCCTATTCCGACAGGATTGTAGCTGCGGTTGATCCTTTTAATACGTTGGCTATTTGGCTTTATCCTAGTGCGGATAATCAGGCGAATACGACTGGAATTTGTGATAAACTTTTAATTTATAATTATGTTACCGAAAAATGGTCTTTTGCCAAAGCGTCATCTAGTACGATTTTTTCTCAATTCGTTGGAGCTTACACCGTTGAAACAATGGATTTAATTGATTCAAGTATAGATAATATTAATATTGCTTTGGACACTGATTTTTGGCTAGGAGGTCAAAGATATTTAGGTGCGATTGATGGAGATAATAAAGCTGCTATTTTTTCTGGCAATGGCAATGAAGTAGAAATAGAAACAAGAGAAATGGAGTTGTTTCCAGGTTTAAGATCAGATATAACGGAAGTCAGACCCATTGTAGATGCAACAGCTACCGTTGCGATTACAACAAGGGAACGGTTAGCCAATAGTGCCTCAACATCTTCTTATAGTTCAATGGTAACTAGCGGTTCAGTTCCAGTTAGACAATCAGGAAGATATGTCAGGGCGAATGTAAAAATTGCAGCAGGTTCAACTTGGACTCATGCACAGGGAGTTGATTTTATTGCAAGTAGGGCAGGACAAAGATAATGGCTAAAGATATTAATATAGAAAATGTGCGTTATAGCATGGAACACCAAGAGTTCTTTCAAAGACAAATTGAAGAAGCGGTGAATGTTTTAATAAATAAAAATAACGATGAGAACGCCAAAGCGTTTGCATGGTTTGTAGATTAGAAAATTAAATGGCAACAAACATAAAAGATTATTCAACAACCCAAGCCGACAATACAACATTAAATACGATTAATGTTGCGGAGGGAATGTTACCTAGCAATTTGAATAATGCCATTAGAGCATTAATGAAAAATACTAGGGATTGGTTTAACGATGCTCAATGGATTGAATACGGAGATGGTTCAGGTTCTTATACGGCAACGTATGTTTCAGGAACAGCTTTCACTATTGATGGTGCTGATGTAACTTCGGGTTATCATGCCAAGCGTAGAATTCAAATTGTTGATACGGCTGCTACTTTGTATGGTACTATTGCCAGCACTTCCTTTTCTACTAATACTACTGTTAATGTTACTTGGGATTCAGGTAGCTTAACTTCAGGTGCGATTACTTCTGTTTATTTAGGTGTTTTAACGAATACGAATGATTCTATTCCGACAGGAATTGATGCAGCTAAATTAGCAGACGGAACAGTTAGCGATACAGAATTACAATATATTAATAGTGTTTCTTCAAATGTTCAAACTCAATTAGATGCTAAAATTGCAACCAGTGCAAACCTAACGGACATTGCCGCTTTAGCAAATACTAATAGTAATTTTATTGTAGGCGATGGTTCAAACTTTGTAGCGGAAACAGGTTCAACAGCTAGAACGTCTTTAGGATTAGGAACGGTGGCAACCCAAGCCTCTAATAGTATTGCCATTACAGGTGGTTCTATTACAGGAATGTCAGCTCCTAGTTCTGGTTCAGACGTAACAACCAAAACTTACGTTGATGATTTGGTTAGCGGATTAAAAACAAGAATTATTTGTAGAGTGACAACCACAGCCAATATAAGTTTTACAACTGATTTAGAAAATGGAGATACTTTAAACGGAGTAACTTTAGCAACTGGTGACAGGGTGTTGGTTAAAGATCAATCGGATGATACTGAAAATGGATTATATTTAGTTGTTGCTTCAGGTACAGCTTCAAGGGACTCAGAATATGATACTGTCGCTGAACTGGCTGGACAGCTTCAATTAGTAAAAGAAGGTACAGCAGACTCAGACAGTATGTGGCTATGTACTACTGATAGCGGTTCAATAGGTTCAGCTTCCATTACTTACTCTCAAGTTTTTCCAACTTCAGGTGGAACGGTAACATCGGTAGCTGTTTCGGATGCAGGATCAAGTGAATTTACTGTATCAGGCTCTCCGATTACTTCTGCTGGAACAATTACATTGGCGGTAAATAGTATTGCCGCAACAAAAATTGCAGATGGTTCTGTAACGGATGCAGAATTTCAACGTATTAATAGTTTAAGTTCTAATGCTCAAACACAAATAGATACCAAAGGAACGATGTCTAGCTTTACATTAGCTGGAACGTCTGGTTCTGGACAAGCTATTGTCGATGGCAATACCGCAACGATTGCGGCTGGTAATGGAATAACAACGACAGGTGCGGCAACCGATACAGTTACTGTCGCTGCTAATCCAGCGATGACCCCTTATATTTCAAGTACAGGAAAAACATTGGTATTTGGATTTTAAGTATGATATTTAATTTTAAATCAATAGGAGGAAAACATGGCAAGTGAAGTAATGGCAGTAAGTCTAACTAAAGAACTTTCTAACAGTGAAGTAGATTTACTTACGGTAGCATCTGGACACACTTATACGATACTTAATATATCTATTTGTGAAACGGCTGGTGCGGCTGAAACTTTCGATCTTTATGTTAGAGATGATGCTGGTGCTAACGATTATGAAATTTATTCAGATCAAGCATTAGGAGCTAATGAAACTTTTGAACATACGACAAGGATTGTTCTTATGACAACTGATGTGCTTTCAGCTAAATTAGGCAGCACAGGAGATGTTGACGTTGTTATTAGTTATTTAGATCAAACCTTATAATAGGAGATAAAAAATTATGAGTGGAAAAGTAGGAGATAATCTCTTTAGAGCTTCAGGCGTTATTGCGGCTGCGGCTGCTGGAAGAACTGGAACGGTAGATTGGATTACAACCCCTAACGTTGCAGGAGATTCTCCAGTAACAGGAGTTACAGCAAAAGGATATTTTCTGAATACAACAGCAGGAGCTATTACCCTTAACTTACCAGCAGGAATCGCTGGAAGTATCGTAGCTGTTTCCGATTATGCTTCAACAGCTGCTTCAAATAATATTATAATTAGTCC